GCACGAACCATTTGGAGGGGAACATATGGGCAATAGAAGAGACCTGCGTCATAAGGTGAAGAACCCTTATAACCAACAACGTAGTACTGGTTAGCGGAAACGTTAGCAGCGTATGGATCAATGTATACGCGGAACTTACCGAGAAGAACACCAGCGAAGGTGTTACCAGTGTCATCAACGTTGAGGTTAGCGTTGAGTGCGGGGGTGTAATCAAGAACACCAGCCATGGACAGAGCAGAAGCAACGTCTGCAGAGCACATGATGATGTTGCCCTTTCCTCTACGAGTTCTCTGAGCGATAGCGTTAGCATCGCGCTCAATCTGGAAGAGGAGACCCTTAAACTTCTCAACTGACCAACGACCGTTGGAGTCAATGTCAAGGTCAAATACACCAGCGGTAGCAGTGTTAGCAGCTGCACCTTGCTCAGCAACCTTATAGATGGTTCTGATGACTTCACGGTTGATTTCAGCAAGAATCTCACTTGAAAGAATATTAGCGAGTTCTGCTTCTGCATTCAGACCATGAATTGCCTTCAGATCCTGAGCAAGCTCAAGGCTGTATTCTGCCTTTAGTGCTCTTGACTTGGCCTCAACAAGAACTTTCTCAATTGAGAAAGCCATCTCGTTGAACTGAGCATTACCTGTACCAAGACTTTCTGACTTGGTGGTCTTCATGCCCTGACCAACATTGTATCCATCAGTTCCTGTTGATGAACCTGCACCGACTGGATTGAGGATTCCTGGGTTAGTACCATACTGAGTGGTAGTACCCATACCAGCAACTCCATCAGTAAATTCGCTGTTGGAGTAATCGCTTGGTTGACCAGAGAAGGTGGTATCTACTTCATCATAGAATGTTTCAGCACCATTCTGATCTTCGTAACGTGAACGCATTGCGAAGATAAGTCCAGTAGGACCGGTCATTGGTTGAACGCCAGCGAGGTCATATGCGACCAGGTTAGGCATTGAACGTCTGATCAATGAAATTAGAACGGGATCAAAACCAGCTACTGGGCCGCCTGCATCAGCACCTGCGCTGAAGCCTGCTGAACCATTAGAGGTGCTGGTGTTGACAGTTGGGGTCTCAGTAAGGAGACCTGATGATGAGAAGGCTGATTGCTCTCTCAAATATCTTTCTTGGTTTTCTAGCAGTTGAGCGGTAACCGCCTTACGATGAGAATCTTTGATAGGATCAAGACCCTGATAGTCGAGAAGGGGCGCCCACTTTTCCTGCAGATGCTCGTTATTGAACATTTGCTTTTACCTCGTTAAAAAGTGCGTTTGTTTTGTTTGAATGATATTAAATTCATTTCTTAGCAACAGCTGAAAGAGTTCTCAAGTAAGCATTCATTGTATCTGAATGTGATTGGTATTCAGAACCAACGTCCACTCCTTCAGAAAGAGTTTCAGTCTTTGCCGATGGAGATGCTACTCTTGAAGGAAAATATGATTCCTTCAAAGTCTCCAGTTTTTCACGATATGTTGATTCACTTTCAAACTCAACACTTTCGGCAAGTGAAGCGAGCTTCTCTTTCTGAGTGTCTGCAAGACCTTCAGAAACCTGATCAAAGATACCCTCAGCAACCGCCTCTGAGAGACGCTTGTTGAGATGGATATTCTTCTCAATTTGCTCGTTGAGTTTTGTTTCCATTTCATCAAGTTTTTCTACCATGCTCTCAAGCACATCATATTTATCTTCAGGGATTGATACATAATGTTCTTCAAAAAGTCCTTTCAGACCAGTCATGAAGGACTCTGTGAGTTCTTCCTTCAGACCATGTTCAATTGCGAGTTGATTTTCGGTGATCCACTCTTGAGCAACATACTCAAGATAAGTATCAACACGCTCTTGAATTTCTGCTTTGATTTCTTCTACTTCTTCTTGAAGAGCAATCGCATAATGCTCTTCGAGTGAAGACTTAATTTCTGATACTTTTGAATTAATCGCAGTCTCAAAAATCATTCTTGCTTTTTCTTGGAACTCTTCTGAGAGTTCTTCTCCAGAAAGAAGTGCATTGACATCTTCTTCAATGTCATACTCTTCCTTCTTCATTTCTTTTTTCTCGTCCTCATCATCTTCATCATCTTCTTCATCTTCCTTTTCACCTTTTTCTTCTTCATCATCTTCTTCAGATTTTGAAGCTTCGGTAACCATATCTTCTTCAACTTCTTCAGATGTCATCTCATCAATTACTTCACTTTCATCTTCTTCGGCCTCTTCTTTAACAGCATCACCTTTTTTGAGACCTTTCATGGAATCGGCACCTTTTGCACCTTTATTAACTGCACTAACTGACTTTAGTTTAGTTGCAGGATCCTTAAGTTCTGCCGAACTATCATCTGGTCTATAATTATCTGGGGTTGGACCTCCAAGATCTTCCCATCCACCAGTTTGACCATCAGGAATACCTGTAGTCAATTTTGGCATTGCTTCTGCGGGTTTTGCACCAGCATTGACAGCAGATTTGGATTGCTTAGTGCCTACTTCCATTTCTTGTAAATCTCCACGAGACATTTGAACTCTCCGATTAACCTTAGTGTTAGTTATTTAATCTATATTTATTTATAATTTATTAATTTACACTGTTTACAGTGAACTTAAAAAATCATTGAATAATTGGAGTTTATGCTCCTCCAATCTTCTTTGATCAACTAATGTATTTATTCTACGTTTTGTTTGCTCTGCAAATTTTTCACGAAGAATACCACCTTCCCATACCCATTCTTTTCCCTCCATAATTCCAGAAACAAATGCGTCCGGTGCCGAAGGATCAGCTACAATATCTGCAGCAGTGGCAAGCATAAAATCTTCACCAACTTCTTTATAACCCTTGGTGTTTTCTCTGAGAGATCCAATGCCTCTAGAGGAAACACCAAGTTGAACCCCAGAATTTAAAAGAGATTCCGCAATCTTTCCCATTGGGGTTGGAAGAATTTGCGCTTTACCAACCCAGTTTTTACCCTCACATGATAAAGAAACAATTTTATGAGAAACTCTATCAAGATTTACCGTTGGGCCATCTGGGTGACCAAGTTCACCTAGAGCTCTTCCTTTTTCAACATATCCTTCATTGTATCTTTTAACTTCTCTTTCCATAATTGAATATGGATATAATCTACCATTGCGATTTACGCATTCACTCTGAAGGAAAACTCCCTGAATAAAAAGATTCTTTTTACCATCTTTTTCTTCAGTAATAAGTTCTACTGATTCAATCTCTTCGGTGATTAGTTTCATTTTTCTTAGTTGGTGAATCCTACTTTTGCAGCTTTAATTGAAACTGAAGAATATATCACATCTGTTGCTGTTTTTTCTAAAAATTCAACAGAATAACCTGGCATTGTAAAAGTCAATGCAGTCCCTGCAGATACTTCAGTTGCAATTCCAATAACAACACTACCACTAGTATCGTTATGTAATCGCACACAAGTAGCATTGTTAATGCTAGTAGCAGTACCAACAGTAGTGCCAGTTCCGACTTCAGATTCAATGAGTCTTGTTCTTTGCATTATTCTTAAATATTTAATAATTATTTATCAATTCTCTTCAGATTCACTAGACTCATCAGATAAACCAAAAACGCTATTTGAGACATAGGGTCTTAATGCGTCAATTTTTTCTGCTGACTTTGAGAATAAAACGTCTTTAATTTTATCGCTGATTGATGAGGGTGATTCTCCATCAACAATCATATTTACTAAATCTTCCATGATTTTAAATTGGTAATCGTTGTTATTTATTAAATTTCACCACCTTTGGGTGTTTTGATGGATGGAGGTTCAACTGCTTTTGAGTCTTGTGCTAAATCGGGCTCCATAATAGGAGCACCTAAATTCATACTTTCCGGACCTGCAGGCATTTGTCCCATAGCATTTGGATCCATTGGTTGTCCAGTATTTGGATCAATTAACGCATTTGGATCAGGAATAATTCCGTCTTCAATCTCTTTTTTAATGATCAAATCTTGTTCAACAATTTCTTGATCCGTTTGACGAAGAACTTTTCTTCTCAGATAATCTTGAGAAAAATATTTGCCAACATATGGTTCTGCCATTTGAACCATATTTAACCTCTCAGTTAAAAGTTCTGCATCTTTTAATTCCGAAAAATGATTATCATAAAGAAAATCATATTGAATATGTTCGCTCATTATTTCCCAATCTTCTGGAGTAACAATGTTCTTGAGAATTAATTGTGTTTTCAGCATATCATTAAACATGTTTGCAAATCTCTTTCTGAGTCTTGCAACAAATTTGCTGAATTTAAGTTCATCTCTGAGAATTTCTGACGATCTTCCTAGATTAAATCCTCCCTGACCATCTCCTCTTGACGTTGGAACATTAAGAGCATTCTGCAATTTCTTTTTAAAATACTCAATATCTGTAATTTCTCCTAAGTTTTGTCCACCAGGCAATGTGGAAATTTCTGTCCCCCTACCACCTTCACGACGAGGAAGCCAAAAATCTTCCAACATGGCCATAAATTTTTTATCATCGCGAATTTCTCCAGTTGCAGAATCATAAACAAGTTTATTGCGATATCGCATCATAACATCACGAAGATATTGTTCTGCTTTTACCTTCGGCAAATTGCCCACATCAATGTAAAAAATTCTTCTTTCAGGTGCTCGTGATAGTCTGTAGATAACAAGACTATCTTCAATCATTCTTAATTGATTGAGAGCTTTAATTGCTTTATGTAGATATGAAAGTGTTGTTCCCTTATTTCTATCAACTAAACCAGAATTACAATATGTAATTGAATCTCTGGTCATCTTTATTCCTTGAGATGAACCGGCACCAGCACTCATTGATCCCGGCCCTTGACCAGTTGGATAAGACATACCAGGATTATAAACAAAATACTCCTCAATATCTGGGAAGGAATAGTTCATTGGGTTCTGTTGAACCTTTAAATTATTTAAAAATGTGTCACTAGTATTTGCTTTATTATTATCTTTATTCTTTTTCAGTTGTCTAACATAACGAATCTTCATAGAATCAATATAACGAAGTTCTTGAATTCCTTCTTGAGGATTCTTTAAATCTATTACTTTATGATAAAAAAGTCTACCATCAATATACCAGTTTCTG